TTAATTTTTTGCATTCATTTTTTGAACTAACGGAGCGATCAGCCACCGCAACCCAAAAACAGATGCCACAATACCTAAAAGCATGACAACATACCATGTTGGAAATTTTTCCAGGGCAGCAACAGCATCAATTATTTTCTCCTGGTATTCCCCGGGAATAAACGGGGAAATAAAAATTATTAAAACAGGAAAAAATAACAGCAACATCAAAGCTTCATCTTTCCAAGAAAATTTTGCCTGTTCTTGAGCTTTCGCATCCCAATCAGCCTCAATAGCCTGGCCCTGTTTTGCCATTTCGACAACAACCTCTGCTTTTTTAACAGCGGCCATGGCATAAAGCTTTTCAACTTCTGTGGCAGCTTGTGCTTTAATTGTCTTTCTTTTCTGCCATTCAACAATCGGCTCTTTTATAATACCGAATGCGCCACCAATTGTTTCTTGTATTGCTGTTATCCAGGGAAACATCATGCAGTTCCTTTTCTAATTTTTGGTTTTAACCCAAACCCCATTTTTTAAAACATAAACCTCTTTGATTGCTTTCCATGCCTCCCCCAGGCAGACAAACTCCTCCTTGCACTTTGCCCATGCCCCTGAAACACAAAATTTTTGGAAGGATGTGGTGTGATCAATTGGAAACCCCCCTTCCTTTTTCAACATATGTTTTTATGTACCATTTGATGGCATGCTCTAATCGTTTCTTCTCTGCCGGCAATAATGTCTTTTTGAATTCATAGCGATCCATTTTTTTAATCCCTGCCAATGGATGGGCAAGTCTGATGGCGCTTTTTTTGCCTTTTGCGGTTCCGCCTAAGTCATAATATTTTTGTAGATATTTTTTTGCTGAAACCAGATCACCATATTTCAAGGCTTGCCGGTAATAATAAAATGCATTCCCTTTTTTTGTCGGTTTCCCTCCACCAGACTCAAACCCGTTCTTTTCTTTCCATGTAAAAACAAGTTTGCGTGTATCATAATAGGCCTGTACTCCGGGCTCTGTTGTGTATGTGATAAGATTCAAAAGGTCACTGAGGAAATGTTCGGCCATGTCCTTTCCACGGCCAGGCCGCCCCATGGCTTTCCTATAAAAGATATCAAGTTTGAATGTCTTTAAGATATTCTCCACTTTGTCGCGAATCGGCTTAGGTGATGTTGCATCCGGATACGTTGAAGATCCGGTCAAGGTTTCAAATAACATCTTCACATCCGGTCTAATGCTGCTAACTGTTTTATTAAGAACAGCCTTTGGAATATCCATTAATTGTTCTTGAATTGTTGATTTGCCTTGCATCAAGTCCTTAATATCAGAAGGAAGGTCTTCTTTTGCAAACCATGACAAGGCATCTGATAGAGCCCCTTGAAACTTCAATGTAATGATGGAACCATCTTCCCGTCTGCCAAGTATCAGGTGCATCTGTCGCCTTTTTTCCGGCCCCAGTTCTTCCAGTTCATCCGGGAACATAAGGGTGTTGAATATCATAACAGCCCCGGCAAGCATGGAGGCTTTAGCCACAAAAACAACCCCGCGCCGGGCAAAGGTAAAACTTAATCGGTTGGTGGTTTCCCCTTCATATTTAAGATTTTTCATGAGATAAACATACCGGGGGGCATTGATTTCCATCCAGGAATAGAACGGAATCATCCTTCTCCGGATAAATTCCCCATGCCGGGAAATATTTCCATAATCACCCAGGAGTTCTCTTGCAAGTTTGGCCGCGGCTTCTATTGTTTTCCCCTGGTCAACAAGATTATTGATATCATCGATCTTACTGACTCCATAAATGCTTATCCCGGATTCAAGTTGTTTTTTAAACCATCGAAAAGCTGCCAGCCGGAGAATATTTTCCCTTGTCTGTGAAGCATTTTTAACGTGCTTCCAATATGATGCCGCAAGTCCTAACTTTTCTTCTGTGAGGATATCTTTTACAAAAGTATTAGTTGTCATTATCTTCATGGTGTCGGTTACTTCCTGAACAGCGAAACCGCTGCCTATAACACCATATTTCTGGGCCTCTTCCAGTTCGATTTTTAATTGCGGATTTAATTTTTTATACCGGGACCAATTGATCAGATCACCAAGGGATTTCTTTAAAGCATTTGGGTTTGCAATCTCAGGTCGATAAGCAAGAACAATATCCAAATCGCCTGACATATTATTGATGTTATATTTAAGGGCCGAGAATGGATTCAAAAGGATATACTGTTTCCATGCGGCCATGGCTACTTCCGAAGTTCTTGCTAACCGTCCCTCTGTATTATGCGGCTTCAGATTATCCATGGTATCGGCCAATCCTTCGGGTAAAATCCAAATAGGAGGATTGCCCCTGGCCAGAACTTTTCTGACATCTTTATCTTCCAGGGTCTTTTCTCCTGCCAAAACATTTTGAAGCACCTGATCAGTGATGGAATTCACAAAGAAGGCACCCTTCTTCGGGTCTGGCTTCCATTCCTTATATCCTTTTGGGATAATTTGTTTCCAGGTTTTAAAACTCTTTCCAAGGACTTCTTTCACAACCCGGTCACGGCCTTTGATCCCTTTGTAAATCATGGCCGCATACATAGAGCCTTGATGCTGTTTTTCAAGAAGATGAGATAAAAAAGGAAACAATCTGGGGTGATTGATAGCCAACCCTGCTCTTGGATTGTCGTCAACCGCTTCCATCCAGGCTTCTTTGTTTATTTTACGTTCTTGGCCTGCTATCAAAATAGCATCAACAACATCCTGGAATTCACTATCATAGGTTATTTCACCTGTTTTTACTGCCTGGACAAGATTAGAAAAACCCATGGCTATTTTTATTACATGAGGCTTTGCCGGGTCTTCAAAATTGAAATTATTTTTTGTCTGCAGGGCAACCCATTTATCATAGATCGCCTTATTTTCCGCTTTGGCTTGCTGTTTTAAATCCCTGAGAATATCATTTTCTTTTTTAATCTGAGCCAGGTTTTTTGCCGTTTCTATCAAAGCCATTTGTTGTGATGTGGCAATGTACTCTGCTTCCATGTATTCGGTATTATATTCTAAGGGGGACCCTTTACGGGCTGTCATCCATGGCCGCCATTTGGTTCTGATTTCACTGGATGACGTGCCCATGCCTTTATGATGTTCTGCCGCCTTTTCATTCCAGTACAAAAGAATTTGATGGTGGAAATAATCACCAGATTTCAAGATTTCCTTTTTCATGACTCCGTATTTAACCAGATCTCGGGCAAGACCTTTGTGAAATTTACGGCGATCTTCAATGGCCTTGGCCACTGTTTTATTTTTCCTGTTAATGTTTTGAATTTTTTTATGGGATTCAATCACCTGGTCCATACTTTCAAATCCCCATGGCAGGTTATAATCTGTCCTGAGCCCATCATTAATAGACCGGACCTCATCCCCTAAAATCAGCTCCATGGCAAACATATCGTACTCCCGCTTGTCAAGATTATTCAGCATTCCAGACATTTTCCTTGCAGCTTTATCCTGGACAATATTGGAAATATCCTGGTGCCTTCGCAAAATTTCTCTGGCGGATGATCGCTGTTTGCCAGGTTCCATTCTGGTAAGCTCTGGGAAATGATCCATTTCCATTTTCATATCTGTTTTGAAATTACGAAATTTTTCAAGCAGGGTGGACTTTTTAATACCACGGCCTTTCTGCATAGCCTTAGCAACACTCTTTGGTAAAATGTCCTTGAATTGATCAGATTCGTATCCGGCACCTTTTTTGTTAAATCGGGCCGTTATTTTGGAAACTTTTGATCCAGGTTCCTTATTGAAATCATCAGATGTTTGTAATTTGCTTTTTTTTGATTCTCCCTGAAGGCCCTCTCTCTTAAAAATCTTTCCAGACTCCACTTCCCTTGCCAGCTTAGTGGCAGACATTCTGCCTATATGAAGAAGACCATCCAAAAAATCAGCTATCTTTTGCAGCACCCGGCCAAAGGCTGTCCCTCGGAACTGCTCTCTTTCAGCCAGGAACTGAGAGATCAAATTTGCTTCATTTTCTTCTTTTGCAATGATTTTGTCAGCGTGTTTGCTGAATTTAAAATTGAGTCTGCCTTTTTTGTTGAATGAGTTTAGCTTGCCGTTAAGCACCATGCGGTCTGACTCGGTAATCATGCCCAGATTGGTCAGGACATGATAGGTTTCATGGTTTAAAGTTTTCTTGTCGGCATAATCCTGATTCAAGGTGATGGTGTCGCCAACGGTTGTGCCAAGGATAATGCCATTTTCGTCCATCCTGCCAGATTCTATGGCGTATTGGGTAACTCCCTCGGACATTTGAGTGGCGTTTAAAATATGCACTCCATGACCGTTTTTAAGACGGATTGAAATACTATTGTCAGGGGATATGAAAACGTCCTGGCCTTTGAAAACGGATTGGATATCCTTTAGGGTTACACCTTGACCGGGGGTTTGGTCGGATTGGAATTTTGGGATTACTTGCTGTTGAGAAATTTGACCAGCCTGTCCCTGGTATCTTTCCTCTGACTCGGGGTTGATACCCTCCCGTACTTGAGATAAGAGTACATCCAAGTCCTCAAAAAATGCCTGTCTACTTTCTTCGGGGAGTCGGTCTGCAAGCTGTCGGATTTCTTTTCCATATTTATTCGCTCCTTCTATTGTCAGCGGGGCCTCTGCTGCCATCACAGTAGCGGTAGATTGACCCCTGAAACATCCAATGCCGCCGTCTTTGTCGCATTGAGCGCAAGTCCACCCGGCAATATTGTCTTTTGATTTAATCTTTTTTGCCCCTGAATTAACAGGGCAACATCTTCTTTTTGCCCAGGCAGGCAATGCTTTAAGTTTTTCTTCGTTTAGAACCTTTCTACCAATTTTAACCGGTAGAATCAATTGAATTTGGTCTTTATGCGAGACTAACCAATCTATACTTTTCTGGCTACCATCATAGGCGTATGCAACCTGAAGCTCCGGATTTTGATCCGCCAACTTGTGGTTAGTTTCATCTATCGAAAGCAACCGTAAATTCTGCTTTGGCACCTGGCTTAACAACTCAGGCCGCTTTGAAAAAACCTGGACCCGGATTCCTCTAATGTTAAGCTGTTTTATAAACGGAATCCAATTCAAGCCTAAGTCCCCTTTATCAAGGAGCCTCAACGCTTTTTTAAGCTTAAAATCAAGCATCACTGTATAATGATTGGCTGCAATGTTCGCTGCCCGGACAGGATCTTTTTCAATCGCCCAATTTGTCACTTCCCCAGAAATAATGTTTGAAGCATAAACATAATGCCCTTTTGTGGCATAACAGAATTTGGCACACGCTTTTGACGGGTTGCAATTGGAAAACGAACTATTGATGCTGTTTACTGGTTTTACAGGATGCCCTATCATACCACTCGGTTTTGAAATTATATAATTCCAAATACCTTCTTCACCGTTCTTTTTAATTTCTTTAACAATAGAAGACTTTTTGAGGTTTTCATCATTCGTGTCTTTTCCTGATAACAAATCATTTATCCCCTGCCTGACCAGCAACCCAGCAGTGGCCTGCTTTTCCCAAGAAGTGCCTTTAAATTTCTTTATATTCGATTGTATCTGGACAGAAACTTCTTCTGGCAATTCTTTTAGACGTTTGTTGTATAATTTTTTTTGGGCAGCGGTTAATTCATCGTATGAAACTGTGGAGAACTGTATCCCTGACCGATTCATTTGCTCCATGGAGAAATAAGGATCTCTTCTGATATCCTGCGGGTTGTTTTTGACATGGCCTGTTTTTGTGTAAGAAAAAATATCAAAAAGAGATACACCATTATCAAGTAGAGCATCGGACAGTCGTTCAAAAAAATCCTCTCTCCCGGTTGCGTTGGCAGGCGGTTTATTATTTATAAGTATGGAGGTTGCATTTGTTTTCTCTATAGCGGCTAAGAGTCTGGCTGTAATTTCTCTCTGCTCAAGACCGGACGGGAAAGGCAGGAACCCCACTTCCTGATTGCTGGAATTAAGAAGCAAAAACCCGTCTTCTTCGTCTTTAAATCTTTTAACCGCATCATCATGGCCTTGGAACACAGGGTCAGTTCTTTTTACCCGTTTTGTGAATATCCTTTCCCTGATTGGGACATCTATTTTACTAACAGTATCCTTGATAGGTGTCGGGGCAGATGTATTTCCATATTTATCAAATGTCGCAAACTCCATATTCCCAATTATCATAGGGATGATATCTATCTTTCGCAGGGCAGCGATATCACTCAGTTGAATTATGATATTTTTGTCAGAGGGAGAAGGTTCTGTTTTGTTGGAAGGATGGTTATGAAGAAAAACGATGCGCTTGACACCACCAAGATTAAAGGATCTACCAATTGCAGATATGGAATCTATGGGGCTTGAGCCTTTGACCCCTATGGCGTGTCTAATAACTTCAAGGACTTTTCCGTCTTCATCCAGCGATAGGAAGTATGCGTTTTCGTGAGGTTCTACAACAAGGTGGGATAAGAATGTGGCTGCGTCTTGTGGACTTTGTATAATGTAGCCGGTTTCGGCAATATCCACTCTTCCTGCAAAGGTAGTTGATACTTCCTGTTTGGTTCGCAGCTTGCCCGTGATCCTGATCTTAGGCAGTTGTGCTGCTTGATATTCAAATAAATCAAGTTGTTTGGGTGCTTCACTTGTCGGCTCCTTTACTTGGGTTTCTTTGGCATCTTCAGAAGAGGTTCGTCTGGAATATCTTTCCTGTTTGCCTTGTCCATTGCCTGCTTCATGATCAGTTCCATAAAACGGCTTTTCTGGCTCTCGGATAATTTGTTGGCTAAAAAGATTTCTTTGTTTGTCTTCATATTTTTTCTCCAGTTTTTTTAAAGCTTTGCTGATTAGTATAGAAGAACTTAACCCCTCTTTTTTCTCAAAAATATCCATTTGTTTCAAGTCAGAAATGCCTTTTCTTAAATAATTTCCAAGAGCCGAAATAAATTCTCCTATTCTTTTTCCGCTCCTGATATTCTCCGCCAGGAAAGATGATATTTGTTTGACATCCTCTGATATCTCGGAATTGAACATATCTTGTTGGGCAAGCGCTTGCGATAATTGCGCCTGGGCTTTTGTACCGCCCTTGCTCGATTTAAGGTTCGGGTATTCCTTTTGAGCTTGCCTGAGATACAATATGCCCTTAATAAGGTCATCAATAATAACCTGATCTGCAATTTCCTCATCCAATCCTTTTGCTTTCGCAAATTCTGTTGCAGCGGCTGTCATGCCGTTAAGAATATTTTTTATATCCGGGTCTGCTTCTTCTGCCGCCATTTTCAATAATTCGTCTGACCCATATGCCTTTTGAAAAATGGAGGCCTGCATTCTATCAACAAGCTGTTTGTTTGCTCTGCCATCTTCAGTGAGATATCCTGACTGCTCTTCTGGACTCATTTTGCCCAAGAATCGGTCAATAAAAACCTTGTTTGTTGCAGCGGTCAGATCCCCGTCCTGGGATGGACGGAATGTTGACAAATCATCTGAGGTTAAATTACCTCCATCCACAACAGCCTGCTCGGTTGAACTTAACTTGGCCGTATCTGCTTCATTCGCTTTTTGAGTAAACTTGGCAAGGTCATCTATCTTAGTTGTCCTTCTCCTGACCAGTACCGGATTTTTAATTTTATTCAATGCGGGATCTGTAACACCAAAATCCATGGCCTTGGAAATAAGCCAGTTCTTATATTGTTTTCCAGACTTACCGGAATAAGCTTTCCTGATTGCAAGCACTCTACCGTTTCCAGACTCAACTATATTTAAACCGCCAACGATAGGTGCACCCTGAGATACGCTTGAGCTTGATCCTAATCTTTCTGGATTGAGTTTTGCTGCCATACTTTCTACCTGCATCAGTGATGCTTTACGGCTTCTTTCCCTTGGCTGCAGTTCTGCAGGGAACTCTGGGTTGACTGCCATATTATCATCATGAGATGTGACAAGATCTTTTGAGTCAATTATTTCATAAACAAATTCTATTTCTGAATTATCGTTAAGGAACGCCTTGCCATTGCCGCCCTTTATGCCTGGTTTGCGTTCAGGTGTTTTTATCGATTCTGGCTTATCCTTTTGGCCGGATATCTGGCTTTCTTTTACCGTCAATTCGGGATAATCAAGATGGGATTTGATCTTGCCGTCTTGAATGGCTTTTTTTACATGATCTTTGTGCATAGCGGGTGACTTTATATGGCCGTCCGTCCATTCTTTCTGGCTCATTTCCCAGGGTTCTGATTCTTCTTTTGAATTTGGCATTTGCGGCAGCCTGGCGTCTATCGGGGCTTTTTTGTCGGAATTGATTAAATTATCAGATATGGTCAAAATTTTCTGAGCAACAATAGCCTTTTTGCCATCTGATTTTTCCACATGCCATCTATCATTTTTGTCTCTTCTTACGAGAGTGGCAAAGATTTCTTTGCCTTTTTTGGTTTCCCAGGAAACAGTTTTACCAGGAGAAAATTCATCGGGCAGTTTATTTTCACCCTGATCAGGAGAAAGGGAAATCTCTTTTTGTTCTAAAGGCGTTTTTTCAACCTGGGGATCTCCATTTTCTGTTTTACTGATAGCTTTCTTTACTGCATTAATTTTTCCTGGTTCGGTCTTATTTGTAAAATCTGTTTCAGGAACATCATCTTTCAAAAGAGTTTCGCCCTGATCTTTGGCATCCTGAATATTAAATTTATCCACACCTATCCGATATTTTTTCCCATCTTTACCGTTAACGGAAGCGGCATTTGCACCAAGGGAATCAACTGTGCCGGTAATTATTTTCCCCGAAGAATTCACCCATGATACTGTCTGTCCGGATGAAATTTTTTCAGAAGGTTTTTCCTCTTTTTTTGCAATGTCTGCATCATCAGGTTTGCTGATAACCTGGTCAAGTTCTTCATCAGTGAATTCAGAGGCTGCCCGGACATCATCCTCGTGTTCCATGATGTCATCTTTTAAAAAATCCTCGGCTGACTTTCCGAGATCCTCTTCATCCATGAGTATCTTTTCAGCATCGGACGGACCTTTGGTATCATCCCCATCTTCTTTATCCGTACCCTTGTCTTTTGAACCCTTGGATAATACACCGGATACAACTGCACCAGCACCGCCACCTACTGCACCTGCGGCAGCGGATTCGACAATAGATTCAAAATTTTTAACTGTAAGCAATTTTTCATCTGTATTAACAACGGTATTCAAGATGCTCATAATTTCCTGGGCACCTTCCTGGAAAGCCTCTTCCGGAACACCTTTTAAGATTTCTTTTGCAGTTCTCTTTATTAAACCGCTCTGGCCTTTTCCTATAGCTCCCACAAGGTTGTCAATAAGCCTTGAATTGCCGCCAAAGAACTCAAGAGACGTAGCCGCTGCACCAAATAGCAAGGCTGTAAAAGGAGCATCCACCCCATGTTCTTCAAGCAGACCTGCGTACATACCACCAGTTTCCAAAGGCATAACAGCAGCACCCATACCGATCCTGCCACCTAACTTTTTCAATGCCTGGCCAGTGATCTGCTTTTTGAGCTGGGATTCTGTTACACCTTTAACACCTGATTCAATTGCCTCTTTGGTTAATTTATTAATGCTCTTCTTTAAAAGAGTCCTTGCCCCAAATGCACCAATAGCAGTTCCGGCTCCAGGAGCGGCCAGAGTTCCTATCAAGGTTCCAACGGCAGCCTCAGCCATGGAGGGAGCCAGTTCGCCAAGAGTACCTTGTGCCCAATCAATTGCCCCTCCAAAACCAGTTTTCCCGGTATAGACATCTTTAAAACTATATTTAGCCTTATACTTTTCAGATTCGGCCATATTCCTCTGATAGCCTTTTAACCCCCACTCTTTCGTGGCGGCACCGGCATTATCCATACCGGCACCTTCCATGGCACGACCAACCAAAGCCGTTGACCCGTATAACATGGCCTGACTTGTTTGAACCCCACGTTTCAGGCCGGTCATTATATCTCCGGGTTCACTATCTTTCTTTTCCCGGACCTGTTCTTCCTGAAGATCCATTTTTTTCCGACCTTCATATTCCAGCTTATTAACTGTAGGATAAAACTGTGTCTCATTGCCTTTTCTATGGAAATGTTTAATCCCCTCAACAAGAGCTGTCCTATCTCTTTCAGGATTATCATTTATTAAATCATGATAATATCTAATGGTCCGGTCTGACAAAGCAGCCATTATGAGAACATCCTTCTTTGTGGTTGATTAAAAGATCTTTTTTTCTTGTCTTCATATGACCCGACAAGCGGAGTTTTACCAATTGCCGGATTGGAGATCCCTGGATGGTTGGTTGTTTGCTGCAATGATCGGGAATTTGTATGTCTCCCCATGGATGACATATCTCCAGGGAGCGGGTCTTGCGTGGAACCGGATGACGATAGTGGCAATTTCTTTTCTGCACCATAAAGTTTATCAATCTGATTGTCGTTGTCAATTTCTTCCGGGTCAGACCTGCCAATCGCATTTTTGTATGGGTTGGCAAGTTTTTGACCAATCTTAACACCATCGGCTCCATACTCATCTAAAACAAAATTGGACTTTTCCCTTGCGGTTCTGCTTTTTGATGCCTCAACCTTTAAATCAGTATCAGCATCAAGCTTTGACCTTTTATAATCCCAGGCACCCCGTTCCTTTTCAACATCGGTGGCACCCGTATTCATCAATCTTTGTCCTTCAAGCTTGTTTTGGCCTTCAAGTTCGGTTTTATCCATGAGCCCGGAATTTTGAAGCTGCTGATGTGACAATGCTCCGGAATTCACAAGTTCTTGTCTATCAATAAGGCCTTTATTCATAAGCCTCTGAATTTTTTCCTGTGAAGACATGTTCATCCTCTTGGTTTTTTCCTGTTCAAGCCCGAGCTGTGTCAGCCTGTCATTCTCCATTTTGGCATTTGTCTGTTTCTGTTTTAAAGATTCCTCCAAAAAATCCCATGCCTGGTCTAACACCGAATTCAAATTCATGTTTTATCCTCATAAAATGTGATGGGTGCTATCACCCATGTTGAATTAATTTCAAATAACTGACCGGACATAACCAAATCATAATCCTGTCTGCTGTCCACGGTTTCTCCTGGGATCATTTTCCCGGGCGTAAGCTGGGTCCAGTTAAAATTGTTAATATTAATGCCGATACCTTTGGCAATGGCCACCCTTTCATTGGCCTGGTATTCTTTAAAGTCAGTGCTTTTCAGATATAAATCCTGATCTTTCACACGAACCTTGTATATGTTGCCAATTCCAGGAAGCAGGAATACGTCACCCACAGAAACGATATAATCACCGTACCCGGTTCTTTGCGAATGTTCGTCAGACACTTCAGATGCTTCATAGTGCCCTTCATCAGTATTTTTAATAACGGCCAGAACAATACCGGATGTGTAATAATCGGTTTCAAACCAGTTCCCGGAATAAAGCAGCGGGCTTGTTTCCTGGAACCACCAGCAATGGGGTGGAACAGCCAGGGGTTTTACAGTGATCCCGACAAACTCTCCGGGGATCGGATAAGTATTTTCCTTATCAAGCCAAAGCCTTAACCAATTATGAGGGGCAATAGAAGACTGGCCTTGCATTTCGGCTGCCGGGTATTCGGCATCGATGCAGGTTCTAAGATACGCCTCGTCATATAATAATAATCCCTTGCATTGGCCCGCCTGTGATTCAACAGGGGGAAGCAGGCCATTGCCTGAAACAGCATCGTAGGTACCGTCATATTCCTGGCCATCTTTCTCAATAACATCCAGGAGACTGTCACAAACAAAAGATATAGTTTCCATGACTCCAAGAGAACCGACCGGGAAAGCAAGGTATCCTGCATAAACGTCGCCCTGCCCCATGCCCTGTTTATCCATTCCATCTTGGGTAATTCTTTGAGGCCCTGGTGATGGGTATTCAGGTGATCGATCTTTAATAAAAGTTTCAAACCGCATTTCCTTTACAAAATAGAACCCCTTGTCCTGGAAAAAAGTAAGGTCCGGTGGGTCTATTGGAAATAATGAGTTTGGATCTGGCGCCAACACTTCTTTAGGCACCATTCTAATCGGCGTAATCCCTCCAAGCCTGGTTAATAATGGATCTAAAACTAATTGAGCAAAAAGAAGCTGATCTTCTTCATTATCAGAAAGAACATTAACCGTTTTCCACAGATACCAGACGTCATAAGCAATTGGCAGGGATAATGCCAGGCCCGGCGTCCCATCGTCTCCAATCCGAATATAATCCCCAGGGTCAACGGCAATAGGGGCATAAGTAAACCCTTTGGTTTCATTTGCCATCCTGAATAGCTGGACCAGGCGATTAGACAAAGATCCGGACATTTGCCCTTCTTTGGATAAATCAACGCCTGAAGCAGTTTCTATTCCTTTTGACCAAAGGTTTTCCATTTACGATGTTCCTATTTGATGTGCCAGTGTGTTGATTATATTGGCAGTTGCCATGGTTTTGGCTGCATCTATGGCCGCGTTTTTAGAATCGCTTGCAGCTTCAATCTGAGCCAAAGGAATTTTAATTTGTTCCTCATCTCCGTCTTCCTGAAAATCTTGTTGCTCGTTTGCGATATCAACATCTTTTGAATACCCTAAAATTTTAACATCTGCTCTATGGAGGGAAAGGTCTTCATCCAAGACGGCGATGCCCATTCGATAATCATGTTCAGCATTTTGTTTGTCTGTCCTGGAAAGCTGCATAGATGTTTCAAGAACTTTGTACGCTTCAGATGCGGTTATCTTGGCCTCTAACACTTCAATTTGTTTTGAAATAAGATCAAGTTGAGCCTGTTTTTTGCTCGGGATTTCATAAGCCATGTTGTTTTCCCGGATCTGGATAATCTCCTTATCAAGGCCCAAGAGTGTCGTCCTAAGCATCTTTGTATCAAGCATGGCCATATCAACGCCTATTTCAGATAATTGCACGCCCGCCTTGTCTGTATCTAATTGCAGTTGAGCAATTTTAACATCTACCAGTGCTGTATCTGTCTGCAAGTCAGTTTTTTTGGCTGTTTCATAGGCCGTTTTTGTTTTAAGCTTTTCGATTTCTACATCGGTCATAGCAATATCAAGGTTTGCCTTTGCAATATCAACGTCAAGGAGAGAAGTATCAACGCCCTTCGATACGACATCGATAAGTGTATTGGCCGTTCGATTTTGAATTTCTGCAATTCCTGCATCCAATAAGCTTTTATCCGTTGCAGAACCCAATATCTGGGCATCCAGGCTTAAGCCAGCGGCTTCAAGATCCTTTGCATCTTCCGGGACCAAATCTATTTGCTGTTGATAATTATGCCGGTCAACGGAATATTCTAATTGTTTGGTGGCCTCATTCTGAATATCCAACTGTATTTCCAAGCCTCTAATCCCAGCCTGAGAAGTTTTAAGCTCTGTTTTCGTTACTGCAAGCTCTTTTTCAAGGATATCAACTTCAACATAATTCTGTTTGATTGTCTCTTCACTTATTTTGGCTTCAATGATAGCGATGTCTGCAATTGCTTTTGTCTGTGCCTGGAGAAGTTTTTCCCGTAATGTTTCTATGGCTTTTTCATCCGCCTCCAAGGCCGCTTCTTTAGCGTCAAACTCCAATTCCTCTGCCTTAATCTTTGAATGTAGAACATCCATTTTTTGTGCATGGATTTGTTGTCCCAAGAGGTCCATATACTTTTTAGCAGCGATTTCAAGGACTGTTCTTTGCTGATCAGCATCAAGCGCGGCCATGTTTGAATCATACTGCGCGACGATTTGCAGCAACCTTTCCGTTGAGATTTCCGTAAGATATACAAACCCATTTTCAAATCCACTGGCATACAAGCCGAATAAAACGGTTCTTCTCTGCGTATCATGGGCCCCAATAAAACAATTGGAAAAAGGGGTCCACATGCGATCTTCTCTTAACCTGAACCTTGTCAAAATATTTTCAACAGTCATGATCGCTCCTTAACTGATTTGGTGAATCAATGTACTTGTTATTTTTGCGGCTGCGGCTATATCTGCCGTTTGTTTCCGCTCGGAGGCCCGAAGCCTGCCAATCCTTTCAATGCTACCATTTGTACCAGACCTGGCCCCTGTGGTGGTTCTTGTACTATCCAATCGTGTATCCATTCTGATTTGAGCAACCTCATAATGACTATCCACTTGACCTGTTGCAGCTTCTTTTTCTTTGACAACTACAGCCGTCTGACCTTCTTCTTTTTCGGTCACATACTCAATGGTCTGGGTGGCCTTCAAGGCCATAAGGTCTGCTTTATTATTTTCTGATAAAGTATTTAAAATAACATTGGCCTCAAGCAAGGCCTTTTGATAATCACCCTCAGAAAGTCTTTTCTGTAAAACTTCCAGGTCTGCATCAATCCCGTCTTTTTTAAGGTTCTCAATGTCTTTGGCTATATTTTTGATATCCTGTTCAATCAAGTTCTGTTTAGTAAGTTCGGCGGCATATAATAATGTTTTTGCTGCTTTGGCCTGTAATGGTGCTATCAATAAGGCAAGCGCCGCTGCCTTTGCCAAGCTCGGAGTAACCAGATCTGCTCTTTTTGTAGCCAGCGCGACAATGTACGGAAGTGTAGCAAGTAAAGCGGCGGAATATGCGGTTGCCGGTGCAACCAGTTCCGCTATCTTTGTGGCCCGCGCCAGGTATGGGACAACCAGCTCTCCTTTTTTTGTGACATACAATTGCATTGCCGTGTTTAATTCAGTCATGGCGGTCACAAGGTTATTCGTAGGAGTAATTTTCCCTTGGGCTTTTATTTCATATTCATTCCTTGCGGAAGCCAACGCCAATTTTTTTTCCGCAACGCCCAAGCTTGTGGAAGTCAAAGCGTCCTTAATCGTTAATAAATATTCTTTCAGGCCTGCTATTTGTTCTTTAATAAAAACATGTGACAGTCTTTCATCAATTAAATCTTCACTAAGCGCAAGATTGGCCGTTTCAGCCGTGACCAAACTTTCTTCGGCGGTTATGAGATCCTGAAGGTATGGGATGATCCCAAGCTTTTTTTGGGCGGTTACAAGTTTCTGCTCTGCCAGCTGCACTTCATATGGGAATGTCTGTCCTTGATTCTCAACAATCTCTTTTTTTAATTCTTCTGTTTCAATTTCAAGGAGAGTTTTGGCATTAAGGATTGCTATTTGCCTTAACCCAACCTCAACGGCCAGGGCAGCAAGGGCCTGCTCGTTACCATCCATTACCGACTGATTGTATGCCAGTTCCCGGGTAAGAGCGTCCAGGAGCCCAGCCTTTTCAATCTCCCAAACAGTGACAGATTCTTTGTATAAAAGGTCATAGTCTATCCCCTGTTGTGAAAGCTCACGCTCAATGGCCCGGGCCGTGATATCATAATTCAGGCCGGACAATGCCTGTTTAATGTTCAGCTCCAAAATAGTGGCGCCACCAATAAGATGTCCAGGGACTGCGGTAAAATTACGAGAGGCAACATTATTCAATAGCCCCTGCCGTTGGCTGACAAAATCCTCAATGATAGGAGTTTTCCCTCTATACCATTCAGACCCTTCTGAAATTTGGCTCATACTGCTATCTCCTTAAAAGAACCGGGATTATTTCAAATAATTCAAGCCTTTCAAACTCAGCTAACCTGATCTCCCAGTCGCGGCCATAAAGATTCCTGCCGACAGGGATTTTATTCTTTCTTAAAGTACAAATGGCTGACCCGGAACTTGTTGTGGCTTGCAGGACAGTCTTATCAATGATCCCGTCTACAAAGGCCGCTCTAATTCGTTTACTGCGTGGAAGTCCAAAATTGGTTTTGTTCCAGACAACACCGGTGTGAATTGTTTGCCCATCATCGGTATCCCCTGTAAACTTAAATAAACCATTTTCATTTAATCCGTATATTTCTCCATCAAACTCAATAAAAGAATTAAAGAAAGGTAAGCTGTGGATAGACGGCAAAAGCTTTTCCGTATCAAGAGAAAGAATTAAATATGGGGCTTCGTCCAAAAGGATGCCAGCTAAAACATTCAAGGAATCCATGACAACAGGAGAAAAAACTCCCTGAATATATCCATTGATATCAATGGCAAAAGATTCATCCACTATGAATGGCAGGGAATGATTGAATAATGACGAATCAGCATTTATAATAGAGTCCTCAATCAGGTCTATTGAAATTGCTGAATTAAGACTGCTATCGATTATTGTGATCCCATCTTCAATTAAAAACATGACATCGTTCGTAGGTGCTGCCGTATCCTCAATCGGGAGCTGATCTTCCGCTATCAAAGCGGTTGTGGTTAATTTAGAACTTTCTCCGGACAAAGCCATTTCTTCTAAAATGGTAAAATTAAGAACAAGTCCCATTAAATTACACTCCCATTTATTTCCAAAACTTCGGATATGTTTTCGGTATAATTTCCAGCGACACCAGTATCGGTGAATTCATCCACTGCGGTAAAAAGCTCTGTAAGTTTTTCAATGAATGGAGCAGAAAGGCTTTCGTCAAGAAGTAAAGATTCAAAGGCCTGTTCGTCAAACCCATAAACGCCTTTACTGTCATCATAAATAAACAAATTGTCTTGAAGGTAATTATTTCCAAACCAGGAAACCTCAGATCTGCCATTGAAAAAAAGATGTTCGAGGGCTTTGAATCCGAGATGCCTTTGTACATTATCCGTGATCACAATGCCCATTTCTACTAAATGATGCCAGCCAAAGGCCACATTATCGTATGTAAACAGTTTTTCATCTGATAGATTATTGAAATACCATAGGGCATCTACTTCATGTCTCATATTGACAATATCTGAGGATACAGGATAAACAGCTTTCCAAACACCAGGGGTGCCGGGCGCCATTTCAAATTCCAGGTCAAGGCTCTCGAAAAGAGTATCCCAAAATGCAAGGCCAACGGTTGCCGTTCCATCTGTTGGAAAGTGTACGTTGTCCCCAATTTCTTCCCAATAAGTATCGACGCCGTGAATAATATCAATGGACATATGACAAAGATCCACGGGTGAAACAATGGGCTCATGAATCACATTAATTGCAACCTGCTTTATCCTGGAGGGGAATCCAAAGACCTCATTGAAATCAAGAAATTCTTCTAAAAACATAAAATGGTGCGGATCAAAAGATTCTGTTAGAGCAAGTGACTCTTCGATCATATCGACGTTCACAGTGTATGCAACATCAACAGAGTCAAGATATTCATACAAAAGGTCGTCATAGACCAAGCCAGCAATATTGACATTGCCCTGCATATAAGTGGCATACCACAAATAATCTTCTACCTGATCCTGATATACAGTCATTTAAGCCTCCGTGACGATTTCGGACAAACCAATAGAGTCATCTAAAAATAATTGGTGTACAAGTTGTGTGGATTCAAAACCGAACTGAGTCCCGTCTAACATCTCCCATGTCCAGTCCACGGCAAGATTAGGAACCACCCCATAATAAAGGTCCAATGGTTTATATGTGTGCTGATCGACTGAAATCTTACTGCCGGTTTCCCTGGAAATAATATTGCCTGAAGGCTTAGTCAAAGCCACAAGGCCTTTGTCAAAATCTTCGCTATCATAACTAAAAATATGTTTAATGAAAGTTGTGAAATTGACTGCAATTGGATTGCTCAAACTTATCGGACCAGGAGCTATATTATTTTTCATATAATACAATTCCTGCAACAATTCGACGTCAGCTTCGATGTAATCTTGTGCTTCCTCTGTAAAATCAAGGGCCGGGGTATTAACCAAGGAAGCGTTTGGATCAATAAGAGGATCTGCTTTAACTTGATTCTTATATCCAATCCAATTGTTTACATCCCCGGTTTGTGCCGGGTCCGGATACATGGTTGTGATATGAACAGGTCCCAGGAAGTCATCATGGTATCCACCATCTTCGTTGCATATATAGAAATGATCAATAAGCCAATTCACGGAAGAATAATATGCCTGGTAATAATCCAGTGTATGAAATCTGAACTTAACGGCAACATTGTTGTAATATGACCCAGGGTCCGAAGGGTTTCCACTCCAAATATTATAATTGCTGTTTATTACATTTTCTTTTGTGACAATAGTTACACCATTCAAGGCAACCTTTACCGTTCCGTTGCTGCTTTCGGCACCGGTTGAGTCTGAGTAAAACTCAAGGAAATTTTTCCTGAATTTATTAATAGGGATACCTTCGTCCGGGGCAATTGCTGTAAGGGTCGCGTCCATATTGTCATAATGAATATCTATGGTCCCATTTTTCCGGTAATATACAGAGATCATAAACAAAACATTGTCATCCCCCCACATACTGATAATACCATTCCCAAATTTTATATCCATTTTCGTCCATTTCATGAATGGCATGTCACCCCCGGCGATAACGTCTGCAACGCCGTCTCTCATTTGAAGGCCGCCAACAGATATCCCAAATACAAGCCGCCTTGAATCAGGAAGAAGAGGCGTGGAAAACTGATTATTCGTTTGTTTATAACCATAAAGGGATTGTTTATGTTGATCCCCTAATTCCAATGGGGTTGACGTTTCAGCATTAAAAAATTCATCGGAAGGGGCAATCACCATTGGTGGGTAGGAGCCGCTGTTGCCAATAATTCCTTCGTAGCCATAAAGCTCATCAAGATCAGCCGTATCTTTCACTTGATCAAAATTTTCTGAAAGGATAATCACTATCGTTTCCTCCTAATCTAAGCTTTCTTCATATTCTGAAGCAAACTGACCGGTCCTGTCACCCTCATTGGATTCTTGCTCAATGGGTTCTATCTGCCAGCTATTGATACAAAGACCAAGCAAGAATTCGTGGCGCCATTGCTGAGTTAATACCTCGTCAGTAATGCTGAATTGGTTTTTTATTACCGCGACAAACCATCCATTATAGTGTTCTTCCTCTAAATCAAATATCTCCGGGACCAGCTCATGTATTCCTACAAAAGAGACTGAATCAGGATATAAGGTTTCTGCAATCAGCTCATGCCCGCTAAAAATATAGGATGAATCCATCTGGAAGCCATCTTCTATTAATTCTTGATTTGTTTTAACAGAATCAGTCATCCCTAAATCATCCAGGATTGTAAATCCCTTACTGAGGCTGTCTACATCTGCCATGTCAAAACCGTCCTGGAACTGTTCAACCCAGAATTGATATCCGGTATCTATTGCACTGAAGGCCTCTTCAATCACTTGCAACCATGTGATTTGTGCTTGATCAGCAAAACCTATTTCATCCTGCACAAACAAGTATGTCCACGGGATTTCATCATGGAGATAAAGAATACTATTTACATATTTCCTGGTCCCTTTGACACCTATGGTGCCATCATCATCAGACAAGCCAAGAGCATCGTATATGGCATAGGTTAGATCAAGCTCAACGGCTGAGGATAGATCAAGAGTAAGCTCCATCAGTTCTTCCCAAAATCTATTGGGTACATCCAGGAGATCCATACTCTCTTCAAGGATATCATCAAATATGTATGTTACTCTTAATAGTTCAGGCAAATAAGAGTCAGGGTCATCGACGGCCCGAATAACTTCTAAGCCGAATTCGGCATTGGCAAGCGCGTCTCGATTCCAGATGGCAGATAAATAGCCCGAAACCTCATTGACGTCCGGGTTTTCAAAAACACCCCGTCGCATTTCCCATTCGTTATTGTACAAATACATCAACGGCCTGCGTAATGGCACGGTCGCATCAACGTATTCAAGCCCACTTTTCATAAGCGGATTTATGGAAGTTTGCCCCTGATCATAATAACCAGGCCTTGACATCATATATGCAATGGCACCGAAAAATTTTGGTTCTGATCCTGCAAAGTTTGGGTTTGAGAAGTCAAACAACTGCTTGTCACCAGACTTAGGAAGTTTCAAATATATTGCCCTTGGATCTTCCCATGCCATAAAATGTTGATCCTCATCAGGAGTTGGAGGAATTGCCGGCATCGTCTCAAATGTGCCGATCATGTCAGTATTCACAAGCTGGGCTCTATCTGCCAAACTGGAATTGACAGGTACGCCGCTATTTAATGACCCCTGAGTTTCTGGCAAAATTGTTCTTATATAAATAGGTCCAAGAAAATCATTGTTGACGTTGCCTTCATCATTGGCAATATAGACATCATCAATATTTGAATAGGTGCCAAGAACAATTTCAACTGCATCAATAAAATAACTGTTTTCAGAATCCGGCGCGGCTGTATAGATATTATCGATCTTGTCTGTGATATAGGTGCCTATTCTATTTTCAACCCACGCCTGGGCTCCACCTGGATTATTGCCGTGAAGAGTTATTCCAAGCTGAAAATATTGCCAGTCCCCATTTCCTATCTGAGTATTAGAATTTAATTGGCCGTAGGCATTGGCGCAATATTCACTCGGAAATGTCCATACGATATTTATAGTTGTTCCGTCATTAACAGAAAGGGTACAGGTCGCGACAAGGGCGTGGGTATCCTCCCTGACGCCGTACATTTCACCCGGGACCCCGGGGAATGTCCTTGTATAAAAGTTAATCACCTGATCACGGAGTGTGTGCAGGTCTGAACGGTGACGGAAACCAAAGCCTACAAAGACCGTCCTTGATTTTCTTATATATGTTTTTAAGGACAAGGCAGAATAATTATTATTATATAAGGCCCTGCCCCCGTCCCTTCTGGAATACGATTGATTTGGGCTTACCGAAGTGTCATAACCCGTTAAAAGCATGATCTTATCATCTTCGTATGTATATGAACTCCATCCGGAAAGGCCCCATTTGCGCCCAATATCTGAGGGTCTGATCCCTTCAAAGCCATCTGTAAATAATAGCATAATTCTCCTGCCTTAGTTTTTAAAGACTTTCAGCCCATCGTCTGTCACAACTGAGCCCGTAACTATCTTGCACCATCCAGCCTCAGAGAGAATGTATCCTTCATTACACTTCTTCCATCCATCTTCTTTTAAAATCCAGGGTAAGGGGACGTCATCAAACTCAAATTCCAACCGGATAGCAGGTGAAAAAGCCATTTTATGAACCTCCTATTACCTTCATTCGAGGTAATCTTTTTGAAATGTCCGGCGGTGGGTTATCTGTTTTCATAGAAACCACTCGGGTATCCCTTACGAGTCCGGCGGCGATTGCATCCCCCGTTGGATCAGGAATTGGATCTGTAGCAAATTTAAAACGATCAACTCCGACATTGGGATATCTGGTTGTATATGAAAAGGCCATTATTACGCTCCCCCACACTTGAAAGCCATGAGATCATAGCCAACTCCTGATTGCCAGATTTCATCTGCAATGCTAAAGGAGTCACCAACTGCAAGGACGTCTATCCAATCGTATTCCACGGTCAATGTATCTGCCGTATTTGAAACGATCTTTATGAAATTCCCGGCAATAGAATAACCAGTTCCCGCAGAAATATAAGCGTAGCGCCCTGCATGTTCATTGATTGTCCAAGCTTTGGCCGTATCTGTCAAAGTCTTGGCGGCTGCACTGGTCACTGTTCCAATATCTCTCGGGTTTACTGTTCCGATCAGGTACATATACAGGGCGTCGGTATCATAATTACCACATAATATTTTATCCGGGACAGAAATGCCGCCTTGAACAGAGGCATTATTTCTAACCATAAGAGGGGCCAATATTTTCTTGTTTTGAATGCCATCAGGCATCCTAAAGCCGTATCCCATATATTCAAACTCAAAGACATCAGCGGTTGTCGGTTCAACAAGACCACTTTTTTTCCCATGCCCAAGATTATACATAGCCCCAGATTTCCTGAAAAAGTTCATTACGGAGTTTCCAATGAAAGACCCAGCGGAATAATTTCTTGGAAGAGAATCAATCGTGACATGTGTTGCATCTGGAATCGCGGTACATAGAACACCATAGTCCTGACCTTCTCCATCAGCTCCCCATATCATGTAATAGCCACCCACTTCAAAGCCAGCAGAACTGGCCACTAAAATATTAGGGCCAGTTGCCGCAACCTCAGCACCGACAAAGGTCGTGTGTGCCGGGGTAAGATCGGCATTACGAGGCCAATGACCCATCATAGACATTCCTCTGTCATAAGATCCCGTTACATGGTTTGGCGCCACCAGTTGAAATAAGTCTCTGTTTCCCCGACAAATCATAGTCCATGGGTCCGAATTTTGTACCTCCACGTTACTATAATCTGACGCATAAGAACTGCCTTGTGCTATGAGCATTGAACCTGTTTTTGCCGCAACATCCCAGTATCCGTAAGCCTTTTGAAAATCCAACTCACCGGCGCTGACTATTTCACATACAACATATCCCCAAGGCTGATCATTATTTAACCCATCCGATTTTAATAGCAGTTTTGATGGATACGTTATGATGTCAACATCCCAGCCTAAATCTTCTACAAACAAGGAGAGCAAAGCCTTACAACGTGTCTCATAATCCGTTCCGTACACATCGTCCCTTAAACAATAGATCCAGCCTGTGCCTTCTATTTTATTCAAAGGTTCGACGTATTCCGTCGTTGTGTTAAAGGTGTAATCCCCTGTTCCAAATTCAAAGGAGATTCCATAGAAATAACTTGGTTTGGTTGAAGGGGTCACAAAACTTAATATTTCAAACATGTAGTATCTAAAGCTTTGCGGGGTGCCTATCGCATAGGCAACATACTCGTCGGATGACGTTGAGACAATTCCGGTTAGTGTTTCAATTAAAGTTTCTTCCCCAGCAAATGCCCCTGTTGCAGATCCATAAATTTTAAGATCACTCGGCGGTTCGTCCGTACTGTATATATGCCAGTAGAATGTCTCTAAAGCCATTGCTGACTGAAAATCCATTGTAAACGTCCATGGGGCTCCGGCGGTTGGAGCGGCGGCATTCCCTATGAAAAGGAATTCGTGGGGATTTTTAAAAACATCTGCCTCGACGGAACATATATTGTCCTGTTGAGCATACCAGGAAGCCCGCGCAGCGCTGCCGATTAATGGTAGGTCATAAATCATTGTCTGTATTCTCCTTATTCATGCTTAAAATATAGGGTTCCAACGGCAAGCCCAACAACCGATGGAGGATCTCCGGTTCCGGAAAGAACAATAGGGGAAGCGTCTCTTTCTTCTGCAAGACCCGCGCTATTCCCGACCCATATTTTCCCTTCAGTCATGGCCCCCGGGTCCCCGGTTTCGCCTTGGATTCCTTGGATTCCTTGAATTCCCTGGCTTCCAGTATCACCCTTGATACCCTGGATACCTTGATCCCCGGTATCTCCCTTGACACCCTGAATGCCCTGAATGCCCTGATCTCCGGTATCTCCTTTAAGTCCTTGATCTCCTGTATCGCCCTTAAGACCTTGAACACCTTGGATGCCCTGGATGCCTTGAATTCCTTGGATGCCTTGCTCTCCCTTGAGATCGACTTCTGTAAAGAGTTCTTCATCAGTAGTCTTCACTCCAAGGACTGTGCCTGTCCATTCAAATTCAAAATCAAAACCCCTGGGACCACGAGAAGCCCAAGGGAGTTCGCTCCATTTAAGGATTCCATCACCCATTTTCATTAACTGGGTGTCTGGATCGTCTGAAAGAAGAAGGCCAAGCTCTCCTTCAAAAAGAACCGGATCTGCATCGGCCCATTCTGCGGCAGTGCCTTTTCTAAATTGAATAGGTATAGCCATTATGGTCTTCCTCCGTCTAAAGGTTCAATATTTGTCATAACTTCATTGGGCCTTCCTCCATCCAGTGTCAGATAATCCTGGTAAGTCTGGAAAAGAGAAGAACCAAAGCCCGCACTAACTTCAAGAATTGTTGCCTGTGAGACTGTCACCGGCAGGATTTCAATTGAAGCGTTTGGATCAAATAGGATCTGGGTCATCTTGTCACCTCCTTAGAAACGGTCACGCTGCCTTCCATGAGCCGATAAACATCTGCGGATGTGTCTATGAGTTCAAGGTCATATACTCCCTTTGCAACCTCGATAGCTGCGGTATCCGTAGCGGAAATATAAAGTGACAAGGTCGTTGTCTCCGCTTCCACCAAAATTGTAATCCCCCCGTTTTCGGTGGTAAGGTCCACGATGGGATCAGTGTCTTTAATCTTGCCCCGGATCTGCATTCTGGCCGTGTATCCGGTGAGATCGATGGGATTTGCTGAATCCTCGTCTGTTATTTGCCAGGACTTTTTAAAGGATGATCCCTGGTATATTGTCAAATTTACTGTTTGTGGTTCAAACATATTAAATAATCTCCATATCTGTATAAACTTGGGAAAAAGACAATGAGGCCGTTACCATTACTTGTTCAAGCAATTCTGCTACAGCTCTTTCAAATTCGGGACACCTGACTTGATCGATCGGGTTTCTTCTTTGATGATCGGTCAACAAAGACCCATAAAGATCCACAGCCCCCATTATTTCAAATTCATTTCTATTTGATCTAAATGCCTCATTGACTGGCATCAAGGTAGGGTCCTCATCATCACAAACAGAACGGATATAAATTCTTTCTGAAAGTACGCTCTCAATCTCTGCATTGGTCACGGAATCTATATGAACCAAAGAATCATCCGGCATTTTTACATAAGCAATTGAGTCATCTCCGAATTCATCCAAAGGAATAGAATCATACGGACTTTTGCCAACTTCTTGTTTGGAAAAAATATTTGCTGTTTGAGCCCACAATGTAATTGAAGTTCTTTGAACTATATATAATTGTGCCACAGTTGCCCGGGAATGCTTACAACAATGGGTCAATTCCTGATTAAGGGCCTGGTCCCTTCTGGCCACAGTGGAGCAACTGCCTAATTGATACATGTACCAGACAGCCGCTTTCCAGTCAGGGGATTGAAACCACATGCTTCCCAAAGGAGTATCTGCATATATTGTTTCAGCTCCCCATGACTGGGCATTGCTGCGAAACCACCAAGTAACATCGACACCAAAGGAGCCATACGCTGAATTGAAACTATTTTGCCAATTATCATACCGGTTCCATGCGTCAATTTTGTCCCATCTTTTATTTAAAGCACAAAAATAAACGGGCTCTTGAAGCACATCTTCTGGAATGGCCGTTGTTCTAAAAGCCATGCTGCCGGTCATTGCTGGATGAATGGTCCGATGGAAGGCGCCTTCATTGATTCTTTTAAGAAGACCGTAACTCCATAAACTATTTTCTCCTCCCATGCCTGCAAGTGAAGCTTCACCGGCCAAAACGGAGCCAAGATCTGTAAGCAATAAACCTCCGGCACCTGGCGTGGCCATGCCAATTATGGCTTGATTGTTAAGATTTGCGATATTTTCATAAAGACCAGGGATAGGTATGTTTGGAGGAACTTCTATAAATCTTACGAATTTTGTCATTGAATCACAATAACCGACAACCATTCCGTCATAAGTATTTACAGCACATTCCCATATTTCATCTTCACCAAAGGCTGTTTGAATATGTATTGACGTTGCATTGTCAGAAAGCTGACCGGTTGGCCCAATACAGGAGCCCCCCAAATCTACCGACCCGGTAACTGCATAGTTTCTTGAATCCTTACCAAAGGCCGGACTTACTTCCCATGCTGCAATATCGGTTAAGCCAGCAGCATAAATATCCATTGTGTCTTGATATGTTCCGTTCGAGGCACCTTCATCATCCATCATTATGGCGAAGTATAGATCCTGAAAAAAACTCAAGACCGGATTACCATCAACATCATAGGTATTCCACCATTCTTCCACACCAGCACCTGCACGAATGATCTCCCCTTGACAATCTGTTTTCCAACTGGGAATCACACCGGCAATTTCAATGTCATCGTCTCCCTGTGAGAATTCTTCAAACAAGGCAACACCAGACAGCTCTACAAATTGCAAGAATGGTTTAATTTTTGATACAAGGCAGGGAAATTGGATAAGATCAGGGGAAAGATCTGGATCGACAATACTTGCCATGGCTCCGGCTGCAACATCGAAAACAGTACAATATTCATTAAGATTTGCCAATGGATCGGAAAGATCCAAAGGTTCAAGGGGATTTAGACTGGAACGAACGATTACATAATTATAAGAACATTTCTTTAAGCCATCGGTATGACCGACAACGGTTACGTTTTTAACTGACAGCGACCCAGATTGAGCCGTCTGTTTTTCACAAAGCAGGATTGCCGAATCGTTCTCGGTGAAGCCCTTTGCCCCTGAAAATACAGAACCATTATCCCTGGCCGGTAAGTCAGGAGAACAATGATAAAAGATAGGGGCATAATTCCAGCTAAGGCCAAGTTCTTGAATAAACACATCGGCTGTATCCCAATACTCTTCGGGAGTGTCAGCATTCTCCGGATAAACATTTACTATGGTCCCGACAAGGTATTCATGCTGCTGGATTTCCCCAAGATTTTTATGGTCGATCGCGTTTGACATAAAGCCCTTTTTAAAGCAACAAAGCCTGAGGTGAAATTGGCCCCCGTTACCACCCTAATGATGGAAACAGGGGGACCAATACCAAATATAAAAAAGACTAAAAATCAAGAGGTTGTAGACGTAATCTGATAAGTCACATAAATCTCATCATCAGCGATTACAGCTCGTGGAGTACCAAACCGTTTAGCACACATTAAGACACCTGACGCGGCTGTTTTGGCTGCGGCATCTGCAAGGAAAGCACCATAAACGGTGATGCTTGCATTCATAACAAAATGGGCTTTGGCATTAACATTGGAGATAACCGCCGTGGAAGTATCTTCAGTTGTGTATGCAGGCCTGTTTGTCAAAGGTGAATCGTAATCAGCATCCTGGCATTCTCCATAAGCATTTCCTGAACCAAGCTTTGCGGCTGTATCAGCCAGCGCCGGGGTAATGTTATTCTTGAAAATACCGACATACCAGATATGGGAAGCGGCCTTACTGATATCATGAAAAATAATATTCAATAATTTGGCCATGCCTTCAGTTGTGAAGGTGTTGGTTCCTGTCTGGGTATGTATGAGCTTACCACCACGGTAATGTTCTGTGGTGACTTTACCCTCAAACTGCAATGGAAGCTTTTCGAGCGACCATCCGAGAATCCTCTTTTTTAGAGCGTAAGGGGTAAACCGGAACCTTAGAACAGCGTGAACCAGTGCGTTGTTCAACACGAATTCTACAACAATTGCGATGAGATCAATCCAAAACTTCTTCATAAAACACACTCCTTTTTGAAAATTAATTTTTATATTACCATTCCATCCCTGACAACATCACAAGCCGCCAAGTCTCCGAATCCAACAACCTGGCCCCTCGGTTGGTTGTGTTTCATGGAAAATAACATTTGTTTACGACCATCTTTTACTCTTGAGAATGATGCCCCCTGGACCTGCTGTGGGTCTATCCTGAGATTGTTCTTTACAACATTGAGAATGCGGCCATCGGCCAGCCCTGCATATACACCGTCTTTGCCTATCCATACAGGGACATTCTTTCCAAGCTCCCCAAGATCACTCACATAACATAAAGTTCCTGGGACCACTCCAACTCCTGCGGTTGATTGCACCATCCCGACCGGATCTGTGCCAGCAAGGTAATAAGTATTCGCGTCACCTCCAATAAACAATCCATGATCAGTCTTTGCGACCATAGAGATCGTTTCCTCAAAGTCAAAGAATCCTGTCGATAGCCGGAAAAGTTCTGGTTGATAAGGTTCACTATAAAATACTTTTTCAAATCGAGATCCCCAAACCCTTCCAAAAGCCCAACATAGATGGCTCATTGGATATGGCGGCTCTCCCCACATAGTAGGTATTGGTTCTGGATGTTCTGGCAGACTAGTGATGAATGAACTATTCCCGGCATAAAGTAATTGAGACCCGTTCGGATCTGTCATCCACACGCTCGCGCCTTCAGGAAGATTTGAAATGGATATACCTCCTGGCTCTGACAATGTTATTTCAGTCAAGGCACTATTACCGGATGGCCTGCCATATTCGCTGATAGCAGTAAGACAAACCATATAGATACCGGTAGGAAGGCTTCCGGTTCCAGTGGTAAGGATCGGTGTTACAGGAACAGGTATTCCCCATTCCACGATAGAATTTAATTCCGGATCAAACATCCCTGTCCAGTTTTTGTTTGAAAGATATATTTTTCCGGATATTTCCAGATAAGAGATAGGTGCATCCGCTCGCGCTGTATCAGTCAATTCGACTGTGGCAATACCGTCAACCACCTTATAAACCTTACCCTCTGCCGCACACATCACAATACCTTTGTTGTTTGTCCAAAGGCTATGGCCTCCTGTCAGATCAATGACCTTCTCATACCCTGGCCGTCTTACAAGGCTACCATCCGGCTCAACGTTTGCATTTAAAATTATTGAAGGCTCCCCCATAGTCCTTTTTGCTTTTACGACAATATTATTCATGCCATTGAAGCCATCAACCTTAATCTCACGCATTAGAAAAACCTCGCTGATCGTTTGATAACCGGGGTGTGCTTAGGGGCAGTTTTACAATGCTTTGCTAATTTAGCCAGGCCGATATTATATCGGTCAGTATAATAGAGGGTATTAACCTTCTTTCCGTCAATCCCGTCTTCTTCCAGGGCAAACAGCTCTTTCAATGCGTAATCGACAGCAATCTTAGCAAAGTTGGGAGGAATTCCGTCCAGAAGTGCTTCATCATCATCAAACTCAACCGGTACAGGCTCTCTGTAATAAAACAGGGTCAACGATTGATCTTGAACAGGTATTGGCCGATACCAAAGAGTTTTATGTTCCAAAGCAGCGTCCTGAATCATCCCGGGTGATTCCCATCCAGAATACAATCCCTCAAGAGCTTTAATATTTGATCTAATATTGACCTTTTTCCGGCTTGTTTCATTGTAAACCCGGTACAGATCATGGGCAAATGTCTCCGGCATCACAAGCGTGGTTGGATTTTCATCTACAACTATCTCAATTGTTTTTTGTTCCTGTAGATCTGGCAGGGTAAACAACTGACTTACCTCTGCCACAAACTCATTAACCAAAGGACAAATATCATCTTCCATTGTAAGGGAGGGATCTTGGATACCCGTTTCAATCCGGGTTAATATCTTTTCCAAAATCATTTTTTGGCATCATCCTTTGCATTGGCTTTGGTCTTGGCATTGGCCTTGGCCGCTTCTTTCTCACGGGCTTTTAGTTCTTCCATGGTGGGAGGAACGTATTCTTTGAAATTACCGGTATCAAGAAGGTGCTTCACGTGGTCTTCCGACACTACACTTGCCACAAAATCACCATATTGGTTTTCAGTGAACAGGTAGTCGAACTTTTCCACACGCATGGGGATCGGCTGGCCGCATCGGGTAAAATTTGCTTGCATAATCATGGTGGATTATCTCCTTATAAATAATATTTACGCGCCGTAATCAGAAGCACGATAGGTCATTATCACCCGGACATTACCAGCAGCTTTCGTTGCCGCGGCTGCAGTGATTTTGATGCCCAGCACCCTATCAGTGGTTTTGTTTCTGGCAATCCCCTTGAGACCTGCCCCGGCTGCCCTGGTAACTGTGGGATCTGTGTCTGCTTGTGCACCGGTGATAAAGGTTTCTGCCGTCACCAGGTCATCACCATCATCATTCATCATTCCCACGGAAAAGGTCAGGGTATCTGTGGCGTGTTCGTCCAGCTCATCGGCAATAGCCACCACGTCAATGGGGATACAGTCAGCAGGGAGATGCCCAACTTTTGCAAGGTCGTTTAGGGCCAGTGTGACAGGCAAAGCCACAATGTCATCAGATACATACACCTCCCCGGCACTATGGGGAGACAGGATAGACTTTTCAAAGTTATTGCTATTAAATGTAGGCATGTTAAAAACTCCTTATAAAATTATTTCATTAAACTTTTGTTGCTGCTGTGTCATAGGCAATCAGCCCATAATCAAGGCCGTTGAAAGCAACCTTATTCAACCCGAACATACTGTAAGTGCTGATAATCAAGATATTCCCGTTATCTCTTGACTCTTCGTGCCAGTCAAAACGCAGGCCGGAACCGGATGAACCCCATGCGACTGCAAGACCCTGTTCACCAAGGAATAATGCACGAGCTGCCTTGACGTTTCCGCCTGAACCATAATCGTCGAAGCGGATAACACCCTTATGTTTCTGAAGGATCACATTGTTGTACATACCAAGACCACCCTTGCAGATAGGAGATTTTCTTCCTTCTGAGGTTGCAAGTGCCTTCTGGATATCGAGCCACTTTCCTGATGCTGTATCGGTTCTTAAGTCATAAGCCTGCCAAGGATTCATAAGAAGAAGGAAATGGTCTTCACCCTCAAGTTTAATCGGCTGGATCTGTGGGGTGCCCTGGGTACCGCCACCCATCATATCTGCCTCGGCAACCAGGCGATCAACACCGGAAAGAGACATTTTATCATCAACCGTTATTGTGGCCTTTGCCTTGCCATTCGCAAAATAGTGATGAAGGCTGTCCGGTGCTGCAAGCGGATTATTGGCAAAACCGGGGTAAGTTGCATCAAAGATGAATTCATCATTGACCCCACGGGTTCCGGATGCGTACATAAAATGCAGCTCATCAAACACTCTGGCCCACCAGTCAGACTGACGGGCACGGGCCACTTTTCTGAGGTCATGGATGGTTCTTTTCCGGGTCATACGTCCACCCGCATTAACTCCGCCCCTCATCTGATCGATATATAATCCATCAGTGTAGAACTTGAGTTTTTCTTCTTTGTTCTCCAGAATGTCATCACCCTCGACAGGCTTCATCCCTAACTGCATATTAAGATCAAAAGAAACATATTCCCCGGCATCATTCTTCAAACGGTCAACCTTTACAACAGGGGTTGAACCGCCTTCCGGGCCAGTAAACTTCTTGGACCAGAAAGATTTTCTCGGGGTGTCAATTGCTAAAAATGCGGAATACTTTTTAACCGCTTTGGGATCATTCAGACCGATAATTGTTTTACTCATGGTATTGCTCCTTATATTGATTGTTTTTCGGTCTTACCCTGCCGCAATTGACAGAGGAGCTATACTGAACCACTGACCTTGTTAAAACTTTAGAACTACATCCAAAGGCCTTACGCCTTTGCGTATGCTTCCAATTCTGATTCAGATAATTTTGAGAGTGCTATCTCATACTCAGCACCTTCAAGCTTATCTAAATATTCATAACCGTCATCCGTGTTTTTGTCGGATGCCGGTACATCTTTTAATGTTTTGGGTCCTGTACGCTTTCCAGAAGATTTCTTGGCAGCTTTGAGAGCCTTTTCCCCGTCTGAATCCTCTTTTTTATGGCTTTCTTTACTGTCCTGAATTCCAAAGGCAGCCTTGATTGATTCTTTTGCTTTGGCAAGTATCTCAGGACCGGCTTTTGATTTCCATTCTTTGACCCCCAGAAGCCGGTTGACCTCACGGGCAAAGGCATCATAGACAATAGGATTTTGTTTAAGTTTGGCATTATCCTTGTCACTGAAAAATTCTGACTGTTCAGACTCCCATGTTTTTTCAGCAGAAATTCGGCTTGTTTCTTCCCGGACAATTGCCCGGGTACGCTCCCTTTCAACTGCAAGCAATTGTTTTTTGTAATCATCAAAATCAATGTCACCTTCATCCAGCTTTATATCCAGGGCCTTGATCTTGTCCTCGTATTCGTTGTCTACAGACTGCTTACCGTCATCAGAGGAAGAAGCGTCAGTATCATCTGCATCTGTGTCAGTCTTCTTATCCTCTTTGTCGTCGCCCTCTTCATCATCCTTCGTCGCATCGTCTTTAGAATCATCATCAGTGCCGTCATCTTCTGATTCATCCTCATCAGCATCATCATTTTGGCCATCATCGATGTCGTCTTTGTCATCATCAGAGGACTGGTCTTCTTGGTCTTGGGTTCCCTTATTCTCCTCGTCATCCTCATGCACATCATCGTTCTGATCATCTGAAGCATCTCCCTCATCATCTTCGATTGCTGCGATTTCTTCTTCAGACAGTCCATCAAAATCGTTGCTGTCGCTGTCACCCATGATTACTTTGCTCCTTTTTTCTTGTTATCGGATTTGATGCCATGTTCACCTTGTTTAGTGGCCATGACTCTGTCTTTTGTTTTAGTTACTGCAGGCTTTACTTTCTGATTTAAAGCTTTATTACCGATCTGGATGTCATGCAGGGCCTTGGCCTTGTCGATCCTGAGTTTTTCTTGATCAAATTTTACACCTGCCCTGGTTGCCGCTGCATCCTCAACATTCTTATCAATCTCACTTTCAAGCTTACTCATTTCAAGCTTTTGCATTGTTTCATCAAACAGGGCCTGGGCTTCATCCGCCTGCCTTTGTGCATCCTGTTCAGCTTGAAGGTCTGGATCATTCTGATCCGCATCCGGGTCACTTTGTCCATTAACCATTCTGATTCTGGCTACAAGATCCTCCTTGCCCGGGATATCTGACAGATCAACCACAAGATCAAGAAGGTTGATTGCAATCTCAGGTGCCATGTCCTTGATCATTTCCATGAGGGTTTCAAAGGTGGCTTGCCTGATACTGGCTGTCCATGCGGAAGAATCGACTACAAAATCGGCCTGGGCCTTGGTGATATCATTTAAAGGGTCGTTTGTTTCCGGGTCCACACCATTAATTTCAATGAATTCAGGCTGATTTTTCTCGTTTGTAATCCTGAATATTTTCTGATCCGTGTAATACTGTTCAATCAAGGAGAGGATAATTTCACCAAGCATTTGGGTAGAAACTCTCAAATTATCAAATACTTCTGAATTGACAATATTTCCCTGTTCCTTCCTGGCTTCGATAGCTTTCCCGGATATGGCGTTTGTTTCCCGACCCATCTGTTCGTCGGTTACGCCACCAACAGCCTCAATATATTCAGCGTCCTGGTTCATCAGTGCAACATGCTCTTGAGCCAGGCCCCTATCGTTGTTGATCTCAATCTCAGATCCTTTTTTCTTTTTTATAATGCCGTCCGGCCGGGAAACTTCGTCTGCCAATTCATCCCAATCGGTTACGGCATCATCATCAGCAATGATCTGATTGGTACTAAGGATGAATAGGGCCTTGCTCCTTCTTTTATTCAGATCGTCCTGGATATCTCTTAGATTACGGACTGGACCATATTGAGTATTATCTTTCTTTTTCCTGAACCCCCAAATGGGAATAAAGGGGAACCGATTATGGTTATAAGGTGATTCTTGATCCTGTAAAACCAGATCCCCGGCAAAAATCATGCATCGGATAACCATTCTGATGCTGCTTGTGAGCGATGCGTATCTGCCTTCTACCAGATCCTTATGTGCTGGGTCATCAGCATGATATTTCTGCCCTCTAAGCGTGCCAAGATCTTGGGTACCATTGTCCATGATTTCAATGTTTTCAGGAGTTTTATACCAGCACTCAACCAGTTCAAGCCTATTTCTCTGGGCTCTGTCGGTACCTTCAAAACCCGTCATTTCTATCATGGATTCAAGGTCTGTATCTTCGTCAGCATACTCTTGAGAATAGGCACCCTCATCAATAACAGAACTGTTTGCCAATATTTTTAAAGCCCCTGAAAACTCACTGAACATGGAACATGCCACATCCAGATCAACCCGTTTACGCCTGAACATAAATCTGGCATCTTTGAGATCCAAACGAACGGACAACGGGTCATACCAAATGTTTCTCCAGTCCTCATAATCAATGAATATAGGTTCTTTCGTGACATCTTTTGTGACACCTGCTTCAAGCCATCCTAATCCTGATATAACAGTATCTTTAAACGCCTGTGACCTCTCGGTCGGTAATTTGTTGACGTCTGAAAGATATTTAAGGATATGGGTTTTGGCCTCGGCAGGTTTGGCATCCTCTGAAGTTCTTGGCAGGACCCTGAAATCTATCCGATTCTTTTTTTCTGAACCAATGATCCAGTCAATTGTGGGCTTAACACGATTGAAAACAGTTGCAATCTGACCCCTGGCTTCCACTTCCGCCTTATCGTCCGGGTCCCATTGATCACCATCATAGATATCATGGTCTTTGAGGCATTCAGCACGGGCAGGCGCCTGTATTGACCTTGTATATGCCCACCACGCCTTGATTTTGTTCAGCTTTTCCCTTTGTTCTTCTGTAATCTCAGGAGAAACTTTGTTCTTTTCACCCTTGAGGTTGTCGGCAAACATGGCCTGGCTTTCAGATGATTCGCTCATATAATCACCTTGTTTCCATTGATTTTTATTCCATCACCAGAACGACCCCCTGGGGTTGTAGCAGGGGGAAGGAGAGGTTCCGGTGTGGCCGACAATAACTCTTCGATGCCGTCTTCAATAGCCGTGGCAACCTCGGCCATACGCTGGCTGGTCACGACACCAAGATTGAATTGATAATAAATTAATGAAGTAATGTTATACATCCATTTGGTAAAATCCGGGTTCTTATCAGGAGTGTACATCCATAAATCTTCCATCCGGATACAAAAATTTGCAGTGTGTCCTTCCCTTGGAAATTTTGGGCATATAAGCAGCACGGGCTCGGGCTCGTCGTCAATCGTCCGATATGCTATTCTTCTAATTACTTCCGCCATTATGCCGCCATCCCTGAGCGTCTCCGCCGTTTTGATCTGGTTTTTACAATCTGCACCGGCTCTGCAAACGTCAGTGCAAGGCCATCACCTTCATCCGGGGATCTGCCTATTCTTTTTTTGATATCTTCCTTGGGCTCAAGCTGCTTCTGAGTTGTGCTGGTGTATTTGTACCCAGGGGCTGTAAGATCAGCTTGAAGGGTATCAACGTCGGGTAGCTGTACTTCTTCATCCGACTCAAGCCATTTCCTGATCTCATCCCACATTTCTGCACGGCGATTTTTATAATGCTCCGGGTCCATGGCCTTGCTGCCGAAATTAACAAGAGTTACTCTATTTCCAAAGCCCATTTCAACCAGCCGGTCATACATGCCAGATCCGCCGCCCCGATCAATGAACATCCTGTCAACGGGTTCATTCTCCAAGATCATCCGGGCCTGACCAGCCTTGGCCATATCATCCAGTTTGTGGTGGGATTCTATATTCCAGGCTCTTCGACCCTGACGTCTGATAAATGTGGTCGCATCGTCACCTTCACGGGCAGGATCACAGCCAACGACATAAGCACCATATTTGGGAACACCCATTGTTTTTCTGGCCGTCAATACTGATTCCGCAGATATCAAGGAATTGATACCCGTTGTCTGGAAAGCTTCCGCCGCATTCCCGGGATACTCTTGTTTGAAAAGAAGAGGATCACCAAGCTCAACAATTTTGAACCGTCTCCAATAAATCTGTTCATCATCCAGCTTGTAAGCCTTTTGATATGCTGCCTCTTCTATGGACGGGATAAATTCCGCATCACTCGGGACAGTCTTTCTGTATTCCGATTGCCAGTACCAGGGAATAAAAATTGCAATGTATTCGCTTTTTCCCTTCTCCGCATCCTGCCACATTTTATGGAACATATTCCCCAGGCCATTGGCCGTGGATTCAAGGATGATCTCTTCAGCCATTTCAGCAGCCTGGAAGACACCTGTTTTGATCTCATCTGTATTTTCCCAGAAAGCAACCTCAGAACCATGGAAAAAATCTATCGTGTCGGATCTTCCCACATTCTTTGAACCAGCCGTGCCCAAGCCATATGCTGAATCAATCTTATCAAACACCAGCTCTTTTCTATTTGAAAAGGAAGTGGACGGGCGAACTCTTTTTGGACAATGCTCATGATACCTTTTGACCATGTTGAATAAGTTTGTGGTGGCATCATCCATGTGAGCCAGGATAAAAGTCTTAACTCCACGCCGGTGGGTGGTATTGTTGTAATACCTGCCACCCACATATGTGCTGCACCCTTGTTGACGGCCTTTCAGCAGTAATGCCCTGATCTTGCCGGTCTTGGCTTTTTGTTGCTCTAATTTGTCATGGAGATATAATTGAGCCCGGTTGAAAATAAACGGGATGATCTTTTGCAAACGGCCATCCACCAGGACAGCTTTTTTGGTTCGGATCTTGAGACACCTATTAGCGTAATGAAGCAGGTCATTCTTCAACCTGCTCTTAGCCCTCAAATCTCTCTCTGTTGTAATCTCAGTTACCATTGTTCAATTATTCCAAATAGTCCAGGGTATCTTCGTGCGTTACATTGAGCTTCAAATCACCATCCAAATTCTTCATATCCGGCCACCGTTCCCGGTTACGGTTGCGAAGCCAAAACGTTTGAGCTTTGACATCACCTGCTACCTGCTTTCGAACCCTTTTTGTGACTTCCATATCCCCGTCTTCATCCAGCTCCTTGGTAGTTTCTTCATAACTGTAGCCAAGGGCTCGTTTTAGCAGAGCTGTTTCAACATTCTCTGTGTCATATTTATCTTTTCCGGTCTTAATGGCGTTCAAGAACTCAGGATGGTCTTTTTTCCAATTGTTAATTAAACTTTTTGAAACCCTGAAAAGTTTGGCCAACTTGAGATCGGTAAATCCGTTCTCACAAGCAACCTGGGCCATGGAAACAAATTCTGGATCATAAATAACTTTAGTACCTGTCTTAGTGAGTCTTACAGGGTTTTGTTTTTTACTTTTTCCCATCAACCCCTCCTATCCGGCCCATCCTGATATTGATCGTTTACGACTGACATCTCTCCGGGTTCATCATGCTTTCTGCGGCCATACAAAATCATGTCATGCTGGGCGATATCAATTGCGTACTTGTCAGTCCGGCCATAGAGTATTTTAAAATGATCTGAAGTATTCTGCTTATCAGCAAAACGATCTTGCAGCGTATCCCGGCAAGACTGATGTGAACGGACAATGTTCGATTGTGCGGCTAATATTTCTTCCAGCTGCTTTTTTAAAAACCAGCCCAGGACCGATACCATGGCACCCAGACAAAGAAACCCAACACCCATAAAAACTGTGTTGGTATCAAGCGGGGTTGGTACTGATGGCGTAACTACTTTTGAACTGGCCTCGGCTGCAGCAAGGAATGGAATATTAAGAATGGTCATTGCCGAAATCCTCTGTGATTTTTATCGTAAAAGAGTCAACATCTGCCAGGGTCTCCATGAAGCGCTTAACAGCTTTACGAGAACTCAGCACTGCCCTGTTTCCATTCAGCCACCCGGTATGACTTCCTATTAATATGCACCCGGATGTATCTTTTGCCGTGTTTCCGGCATGGAAAAGGATATGATCCCGGTCAGGAACTGATATTTCAAATGTTTCGCCAAATTTAGGGGATATGGTTCGACGGCAAAGGTAGGTGGCAGGTGGGACACAAGATATAAATCGCTGATTTTCAAGATCTGGATTTTCAAGCGTGGAGTACGCTTCAAGGTCATCTATTTGTAGAGATCCGATGATACATTTGTCTGTTTTTTCAAGCCGTTTCAACTCAATAATCAAAGCAAAAATCCCCTCATTTCCATATCGGAGTCCAAAGTTTGTTAGTTGGGGCTTATTGTTTCAGGGGAAAATGGGGATTACAATTGAATCAATGCGTGAAAATTGCATTTCACTCACGAAAATTTGTGATAGGTTTATATCCTATTAAGTTGATTGAACTAATTGGATTTTTCTATTTGCAAAAAGTTTAAGGTCAGATATTACTCTTTGGATTTGTGATATTTATTTTGTGTTTTTTATGATGTATACCTTACCTGGGTTTTTTCATATGGTTGGGAAAATTTTCATTGTGAGGCTTGTGTTTTTCGAAAGAATGAGCCGTGGTCGATGCTGGATAATTACATGAAGAGAATACGTGTCAAAGAGACTTAGTGATAGTTTTTACCAATAAGATTTTTACAAAAACCGTCCTTTTTTTATTATAATTGAGGTCCAAAGTGAACTTGACAAAGGAAGCCAGTTCACGATAAAAGTACCAAAGGGAGATTTACTCATTGGATAATAAAAAAACCATTCTCATTATAGACGATGATGTCCATATCCGGCGGATACTGGAAATTAAGATCAAGCTCAGCGGGTATGATACCCTGACTGCAAAGAATGGAAAGCAGGGTCTGGAAATCATCAAGAATCAAAAACCTGATGCCGTGATTTCTGATTTAAATATGCCCAGGCTTGACGGCAAAGAACTTTGCATAATGACCAATCCCTTAAAAAAAGACCGCCCTTTTTTTACCATCATCATCACGGCGCGGATCGATCCCCATGAACAGAAATGGATCGATGAAATGCAGGACACCATTTTTATGGAAAAACCCTTCAGCCCGTCCAAGATCATCGAAGCCCTTGCCCAGTATTTTGAAAAGACAAATTCTTGAAAACTAAAATGGCAATCCATTTTTTTTATTTTCCTAATTTGGAGAAATAGCAGAGTCAAAAAATCGGCTGGCCATTACACTTATTAAATACTTAACCGGATTTCAAAAATTCAAATTATGTGATTTGGGTAAAATGATCTTGATATCCTATAAAGTTGAGTCAATTATGTCTGAAAATATGACCACTTTTTATTATAAATAACACTGTGGGCAATGCATGAAAACTTGCCAGCGAATAACTTTATTTTTCAATAGCCTGTTTGTCAGTTTAATAGGGTTACATATGGAACCCCCTTTAATCCTTTTCTTTTTGGAGTGTCAATGGTAAAATAGTTCCAGTAACTAAGCATTATTTTCCATATTTTGTAACAAGAAATGCCACAAATTGTATGTTGACCTAAAGGGAAATCGGATCTTGGTCGATTTTAATATTCATGATTATATTCTATAAAGTGGAAATAATTGTTGTAAAAAAGTGGAATAATTGTTGCAAATGCTTATTATTCTAATTATAGAATACATATCAAGGGGAATTGATACCATTTTAAATACGAAATAGTCATTTGACGTAATTATTTGGTATCTAATTTGCATTAATTAAAGATTTAATACTGTTTTTTTTGTCTTAAGTGACTAAGTATGTTTTCATTGATTATTAAAGAATTAGCATGTGGGAGAAAAAAATGCCAAATATAAACATTCCATTTAGAAACTATGAAGATGAGGTTTTTTTAAATTTAATAAATGTGCAACGCCCAGGAGATATAGTTCATGCTTTTGGTGAATTTATGATTGTCCCTACTGAAGATGCAGCCAAAAGGCACCAATACAGCTTAACAAATAATTCGACTGATACCATTACATGGGGGAATGCATGTCAAGTTGGCTTGAACTACTAAATGAGATTAAAACTGCGGGTAGCCCTCATGATCGTGTTAGGAGAAAATATCTCAAGCGACTTTCTGAACAAACCGGTAGAAATGTAATAGTATATTATTCTGGCTGGTTGGACAAAGCTTATCTTGCCAACCAAGCTGGCAATGTTTTTTCAATCAACGATTCTGATAAAAATGGCTTTATGGCCGCTATTCATAAGCTTGATAGAAATTTAGGGCTGGATCTTGTTCTTCATACACCAGGCGGTAGTATAGCAGCCACGGAATCATTAGTGGATTACCTCAGGAAAATGTTTAACAATAACATTCGTGCGATAATCCCGCAGATTGCCATGTCTGCAGGCACTATGATTTCCTTGTCTTGCGATGAAATTGTTATGGGAAAACATTCTAACCTTGGTCCTATTGATCCTCAAATAGCCAATTTGCCAGCACACGGAATTCTTGAAGAGGTCGAACAGGCGAAAAAGGAAATAGTCGCAAACCCACAGTTGCAAGGTTTTTGGATTCCTATATTACAAAAATACAGTCCATCTTTAATTGGAGAATGTGACAAGGCAATTAGATGGTCTGACCAAGTAGTAAAAAAATGGCTCTGCACCGGTATGTTCAAAGACGATAAGGATAAAGAAACAAAAGCTGATCGTATCATTCAAGAAATGGGAAATCATGCAATGACATTGTCTCATTCTCGCCATCTTTCTTTTGAAGACATTAGAGCGCTGGATATAAATGTCACAGAATTAGAAGAGAACCAAGATCTTCAAGATGCAGTTTTATGTGTTCATCACACATGTATTCAAACAATTAATATGACCAATGCGGTTAAAGTTATTGAAAATCAAAACGGTGTGGGGCAAATTTTATCGATAGGCCCACCTCCACAAATTTAATCCACTTTATACATACTTAAGCTGATTTTTTTCGACACTGTGAACCGAGGGTTCTTGGCAACCAGGTCCATTCAATTTGCTATATTATAAAAAACATTATGGGAAAATGTGTTTGATTAAAATTGTCAAAAAATAAAGTTGAATTTAGGATTTATATTTATTTTTAAAAAAAATTGTCTTTGTATCGCCTTTGCCTTCAATGTTTATATAACCATCCACAAACAATACCCTTAATGAGGCAGAGTAACTGCCGCTGTCTGAGTAACCATGTTGATTTGTAAGATGATTTTTAATTTCTGACCAAGTTACTTTTTTTTTAGATTTAACAAATTCAAACATTATCGTTGGAACTGTGTTGTCATTCTTTAGCATTTTTCTAAATTTATCAATGTACGCGGGCTCATTTGTTGAAGAATTTATAGGTTTTTCTATATGATCATCGTTATTTAAATATTCTTCATATTTGAAGAGCTGCTCTTTAGTCAGTGTTCCGTCTTTTAACAATTCAAGAAGATTCTGTTCTTCAAGTTCATGAAATTTGTCTAACTCTAAACATTTACTTTCTCCATTAGGAAGGATTAGAAGACCTTTTTCATCATTCTGTTCTTCAAGAAAAATAAAATAATTGCTAGACTTAGAATTTTTACAGACTTCGACTGGGATATATTCATCTTTAACTTTGATTTCTGTTTTTTCATAGTCTTTAGGAATTTTATCAAGTGCCGCATCCAACTTTTTAAGATCGGATTGTGTCTTGGTGCTTTCCATAATGGGTCTATGATAGCAGTTTTCATGTTGATTGATCTGATCCATTTTTTTCTTCCCCTCGTTCAGGCCATTAAAGAAAGTTGCGATTAAATCCCTATGATTCGGAAATTTTTTTGTCAAAATAATCCGAAATCCCTCCAATTTAGGCTCACTCAATAACATGTCCACCTCAATAGCCGTTTTCCCTAACTGGCGACAATATTTGTCCATGATGGTTTGTAATGCTGTGTCGTTTCGATTTGCTACAATTGTAGTTGCTTCCGGTCTCGAAAATCCATTTTTAACCACCTCTTCGATTACTTCTAATATCTGGGAGAGTGCCTTGGGAATACTTTTGAAAGAATTGTAAATCAAAGGTGATGACTCCTTGAGAATTTTACTATCCCTAAATAGCAGTTTGTGAAGGACTGTATTCGGGGTATCCACGAATGGATCAGCCTTTTTCTTTAAGTAATTCATAATTATTTCATCCACTTCTATTGTATGCCGTTTCATCATCCCCTCCCCCCTCATAAAAAAATTATCCATATTTCAGCTATAAATTTAGTAAACTATTTTAGTATTGTCAAGTAAAATACTAAAAAACTAATTCCAACACTGGATCGACATATAGAATATCTGTAAGGATATTTAAGAAAATCAACTTTTATGAAAATATAATTGATTCAGGAAGAACCTGCCGGAATGTTCTTTATTGGAGATAAACAAGCTCACGGAGTATTCCGGACCTCCTCATGCAAATAAGTCTTTTTGCATCCATTAGGGCAGACCAAATCAACTACCCTGTATGCCTGTGAATGCTTTCTTGATCGCTTCCTGACCAGCCTGGCCTTGCATTTCTGACAGAACTTATCCGGCATTTCATAAGGGTCTTTAAAACACCTGTATCCATCCCCAGGTCGGCATTTTGCAGGATCACAAAAACTGGTTCTATAATCAGCGCACTCCCCGCAATTCTTGACCATTAACACCTCTCAGCTATGACCACATCCAAGTTCCAACACAGCATTGATCAGATTCTTCTTCTCAGCAATAATACTCTTTTGGAAGGATTTAGGTTATCTTTTTCCTGCATCCATCATTCGTCAGGTTTCTTGACTGTCACTTCCGTTCTGGGTTCTTCACCAGGCCCACAGTAAATCTTCTCTGAAACCTCATAAATCACCTGGGAATCGTCTTTCCAGACTGAACCGTTGAAAATATCAAACAAAAATTTCACAAGATTATCAGTATCAGGTTTTTTGATATGATATTTTGATGCAGATGGCTTGAGTTTTCCTGCATTCCTGCCGGTTCCAAAATTTGACTTAGGCCGTGGCATGAAAAATCTTGCCTCAACGAGGACCGCATCTTCAAACAATTTATGGCCATTGGCTTGCTGTTTAACATGCCAAAGCATCAAGCCTTCTTCGGTTTCCTGATCGCTGTAAGTTGTTGTCCCCTTTCCACGGCGGGCAAAGCGGGGTCTATGTTTTGCGATGGGGACTCCGGGTAAGATTATTTTTAACACTATGCCTCCTCAAAGTTGATCAAAAAGCCCGTGAGTTAAATTACTGAGCTCACCTGGTTTAAGATTTTTCATTTCCTGGTGGATCTTGATTGCATCTGCCTCGTTAAAATTTCCGTTTTCTCTTCTCATGATTGAATTTACAAAACCCCATGGTTTTTCAATAGGGAATTTGGCTTTAAGTATTCCGTTTAAGGCATCAAGGATAGCTCCTGGATGCCCCCTGTTATTGACCTGGGCTTGAACAAACTTATATGAATTAAAACCATCAAGGTTTAAATTTGCTATTTTTTCACACACGGCTTTAATCTCTTTGAAATAATTCCCTGTTTTTTCCCGGAAATGATTTGATTTTTTTTTATCAGCCAGCGGGCCACCGCTGACATTTGTCAAACTAGATTTATCAGGAGAGGGAGTAGGAGAGGGAGAAGGGCAGGCATTTGAGCAGGCATTCGCAGACGTTCGGCAGGCATTCGACACCCATTTAGCAGGCATTTTTAATCCATTTTTTTCACACCAATCAATTCGAAAGTCTTTATTTTCAGGGCCTTTGCCTGAGTTGCAGCGAGCACATAAGGGTTGCAAATTATCAATGCCGTCACTGCCACCTTGATAAATTGGGATGATATGATCTTTTACAACACCATGAAGATTAGAGTCACCACCGCACCTAACACAAGTATCATTAAAAAAAGAAAACATCTCCTCCCACTCAACTTTTGAATGCCTTCCTTTTTTTCTTGCGTCTGACAATCTTTGAGCCCGTGTTTTTTTATTTCTTTCTGCTGTTGTTTCACTATCGTTTGTCTCCCATTTAGCTCTTGCAGCTTTTTTTGCTTTTTCTGATCTTTCGTCAGCATGGGAAGCATATTCATTATGGTCCTGCCAATCATGAATTATAAACCCATCATCACTCTTTTCTAAAAATCTTATTTTGGGATCTAAAAGAATTTTTACAAATTGCCCGGGTTCTCCATTCCAGTCCGATGCTATTTCAATATCGTCCTCATCATACCCGGAAAGAACACCATTGGGCTTATTTGCAGAAACAAAAGCCCAAAGCCTTATTAAATTATAAAAAGCCCTGTCACCAAGCTTTCTCATTAACTTTAAAGCCTTTGGGTGTGTCGGAAGCGTTACGCTCACTCTAAAATCTTTGTTCATTTTTTTTCCCAAAAAAGATTATATGTAAACAGGCCTTCCCGTCAGCTTTTGTATTTCTATTTTAAAGGATTCGGGGTCTGCATTATTTCCGCTCATGTGTATCAAGTGGATTTCATCACACTTCGACAAGTCATTTGCCCTGAAAAATTCTTTCACGTTTTCAAGCTCGAAATGACTCTTTACAATTCTATTTCTGATGGTTTCGGGAACGATGCCGGATTTAATATTTTCTTCCAGAATTTCCTTGGAATAATTGCATTCAACCATGTAATAATTAACACCGGAAAAACAATACCTGCAATAAAACGAATCCGTGATAAATATTAGCTTTTTACCATTTTTACTTTGCAGTAAATAACCGTATGGTTCAGCACAATCGTGTTGAGTATTAAAAGGTAAAATTTTAAAAGTTCCAACCGTGAATAATTCCTTTGATTCCACGGTTTTTAACCGGTGTCCGGATAATTTTAATGCCCTTGCTGTTCCAAGGCTCATATAACAGTCAATTCCTGCCTTCATGACATCTTTAATGGCCTTGGAATGGTCACCATGTTCGTGGCTGCATAAACAGCAAGATACTTGTGAAAGTCTAAAATCAAAAGCCTCGCGGATCTCACGAAAACTGATACCTGCCTCAATCATAATGATGGTTTCACCATCAGATATCCGGTAACAATTCCCGGTGGACCCGGAGGCTATTGTTTTAATGTCAATCATCCAAGGCCCCTTTAGAATCCAGGTTCTGCCATGGCAGCATTGGCCTCTTCCTGCTCGATTTCAGCCTTTTCAGCATCAGTCAAAGTCTGACCGTCACAAAAATCTGCATCCACGACATCTCCACTTTTAGGGATATCGATTATTTCCTCGTTGGCGTTCTCCTGGATTTCTTCTGACACCTGATTATCAAACCCTTTAAAGTCTGACCGATCCCCTGATATGGCCTGGGACATTTCAATAGTCATCGGCCCGTATTTGGGAACCAGTTGAAGAAACATTGTTTTAAGTGCCATAGCATCGAAATCAGTTACCCAAACAGGTTTCCGTCCTCTTTTTTTATCAAGGTAATAACTGTAACTTTTTGAAAATCGTTTGGCGTGTTCTTCCACCTTTTCTTTTGTCCAGGCAATGGCTTTTTGAAACCCGTTTAAAAGCTCCATGTAGCAGTAATATCCGATAGGATTATCACCAGTCCTTTTGCCGCCTATCTCAAGGGTACCTCTGATCCGGTCAACAATCATTTCCTCACCCTCATACACAATCCCTGTATTAAGATGCCTGTATTTACCGGTCCTGATAGCAAGCTGAACGTATCCTTTCCAACCCATCTGAAAAGAGGGAATTTTTTTATATGGGATTACATAAGCAAACCCCAGATTCTTGTTTATTGGCAGATCAAGTCCGGCTGCTTTGAGTGATTCTTTTATGACCAGTTTTGGATCACATTCTGCGAGAGCCTGGTCTTCCCCGCAAAGATCAAGGACTGATGTAATAAATGTCCCTGCTTTTTCACCCAACCGAGTGTTTATCCTGGCCACGATCCCGGGATTTTCCAACTCTCTTTGAATTGCCGGTAAATTATTTATTGCCATAGTTTTCTCCTTATGAAGCCTTTTGAGTTTCAGTTTTTAATATTGATAATGCCTTGTCATTGGATACAACCAGGCTGATCACCTGGGAAGAAATGGGAAACAGGTTATTAATTGATTCTCTGTTATCAACGAAGACAGGAGCCTGGAATCCGTAATACTCGGATAAAGTCTGGATGATATCCAGCCCGACATTTATTCTGGCCCCACTGTTCAGGCCATGGTTGTATGGCACTCCGTTATAAAGAACATCACAGCACTCTTTGATTCCTTCGTTGATCTGAGTCTCAAACAGCTTAAACCGGGCCAGCTTGAACCTTGAATTGATCTGCCCTTCCAGCATTTCAACCTTTTTGATAATAAATTTTTCAATAAGAAATATCTCAGCTTCCAGCCGCTCAAATTCTGCGGCAAGCTCTTTTTCCTGGGCCTCAAGCTCTGAAATTCTAATCCTGCATGATTCGGCAGCCTTCCATGAAGCTTCAAGCTGGTTTAATTCGTCAAACTTTTCTTGAGATTCAAAAATTTCACGCTGTGTATTTTCTTCCTGCACAACGGACCCATTGAGCAATGCATCAATTTCCTGCTCAAGCACATCTTTTTGCCTGTCCAGATCATCAATATCCACACCGACATAGACCTTTTCAAACTCAGCTTTTTTCCTTGCAATAATCTCATCAACACCGGCGATCATATCAGTCAGCTTGGCAATCTCAACTTTGGCCGCCTCAATATCCTTATTCCGCTGTTCTATATTGGCCGCCATTTCCTTACCCGTGGCCGTGATCATTGTCAGCCGGTCAGATTTTAAGCGGTTAAACATTCCAATAGTATTCTTAACAATATCTTTCGGCAGGTCCTGACCGCATGTGGGACAGGTGTTATCATTTGACGGCTGTTTATTATTTTCTATGTGCCAATCTTCCCGGATCTTGACAATTGCATCTTCAGACACCTTATTCCGCTTTTCATCCTGGAAGATCCTAAACTCATTGTCCTTAATCTTACCTGTTAAATCCCGACGCTCTGCTTCAAGCTTTTCAATGGCCTGTAGGATCGGTTTTTTCAAATCAGCCTGTTTCTGATCTGCCTCATTCCTGGATACCAGTATTTTAGAATCAACCTCATTCAGCCGGACCTTTTTACTGCTCAATGCCTCATTGGATCTTAGAGACCGGAGTTTTTCTTTTTTTTCTTCCAAAACCTTTTCCAGCCGTGTTTTTTCTCTGTAGTCCGGTTGCATGGCATCCTTGGCAGTCTCCTGATTTTCAGCAATCCTGACAGGGATCTGTTCAAGTTCTTTGTTTATCTCCCGTTTTTTGGCCCGGATCTTTTTTTTATGATCATCAATAGAACAGTCACCCAGTATCTCAGACAGGCTTTTCAGTTTTTTATCTGAATCAATGACGTCCAGGTCTGTAACATCCCCGCACATTTCAAGAAGAATCTGGCGGCGGCCGGTCCAGTGAAGATTGTTGAACTCCAATGGGTTTGTCACCAGTTTAAATGCGTTTACATCGATAATTTCTGATATTTTTATATCATATTCTTTTTTCTTGGCTGGGACATCGTCAATGAAATAATCTGTTGTGTGTCCGGTGAAGGTCTGCCGGGGTTCACCTCTCTTCTTTGTATATTTTTCCTGGAACCGTTTTCTGAGGGTTATGGTTTTATTGTTAACATCAAAAACCCCTTCAACCTCAGTCTCAAGATTATGGATTTCCTGACCGTCCTTATCAACCGGTTTTAATTGAAAATCTGCCCTACCATAGCTGTCTTTCCCGAAAAGCAAATATGAAACTCCATCTATCAGAGTTGTCTTGCCAGTGGCATTTTGACCGAATACAGATATATCTTTCCCATTCGGTTCAAGGGTGTAATCTGCCAAGCCCTTAAAATTTTTATAGCGGATTCTGTTAATTGTTAATTTATCCATCCCCTACCCTCCTTTTCCTGTTCAAAAGATATGAAAAACCAACTCCACTCATAAACAGGCTTATTCCTAAAATATTAACAAAATAAAAAACCTTGATATCGTCACTGTCCTGGCCGATCATCGAGAGCCCGATTAGTGCAATAAATACCAAAATTTTGGTGATTACCTTTTTCATTTTTTTCCTTTGTGGGTGGCTGAAACATCTTCCAGGATTCCCAACCCCCCACTTTTAAAATAATTTCCCCAAAGCCCAATACCCTGGGGTGTGCTTGTATACTAATAGCCTGCTGTGTTATCTGACATTCTTCTCCTTTTTG